CCCACCAGTCGTCTTCAAACGGGTCTCTAGAGGGTATTTCAATATTCTGCTCTAGTAAATAATCTCTCATTGCTTCGAAGCAGTCTTGAATCCCAAACTGATACTCTCGACCTATGAGAGGATAAAAGTTCTTTTTAGGATTCAGTATATTTAAATCCATCTCAGGATAACTAAATATATAGTATGGAACTCCAAGTGCATTACAACAATTTATATCATGCTGACTTGCTTCATTTGTCTCATCTGGGTGACTATGAACTACTGCTAAAATATCTGCTTGATTTTTAACTTTTATCCAATCATCAGAGGATAGTATAAAATCATTTAAATCTTCTGCAACATTCTCACAAGGAAACCACTTTTTCTTTCCTTTTACTATTCCAATTATGCCACAACCTTCTCTTGGGTACTCTTTTTCAAAGTGCTCACGTATTTCATCAATCATCTAAACTTCTTAGTTCCTGGGAACCCTCCAAAAGGTAAAGGTATATTTGTATTTAATATAGCATTATCATTGTTTCCTTGAAATCTTATTTTGCAAGAGTTCATTAGTTTACCGCATAAATCTATACGTTTCCAGTATGCTCGGCTTGTGCGGGGGTCTTTACTTATAGGAACAGACCTCAGAGCTTCCCAAACTTGTACTAAACCATTGTCTGTTTCTATAGTTTTTACTCTTCCATTAATACTATAAGTTTGTGTAGAAACATACTCAGCCACTGAAGTCATATCTATGGCAGAATCGCTTGAGTCAAAGAATCTATCCCTACTATCTAGAGACCAATTACATCCTCCTCCTCGCCCCAGAGATTGGCCTTGGTACTCCCAAGAGCAGTATTTTCCTATTATTTGTCTGTAAGGAAGTTGAGCTGCTTCTATATCTATGGGAGAAGCAAGCTCAAAATTTACAATAATATTACTTTCGCCTGCTACTCTATCAATTACGTATGTTTGTGAAGGAAACTCGATAGGCACAGAAGGAGTAGCCCCTGCACTACTAGATAAATATTTTTGCAGTGTTCTTCTATACACTACTTTTGTATTTAAAAGGTCTTCGTTTCCTTCTACGCCTTCTTCTTGTAGTATATCATACATTGTGTCTTCTTTTGAAGATATTTGTCTAGTAAGAATAGGCACATTTGCCATTGAAAGGGATGGTCGGCCCAGAGGCCCGTCACTTTTAAATTCTATACCGTCCATTTCAATTGGAATTGCAGTATACTCATTGACTACAGTTCCAGCTTTATTTGAAAACGCAAGGGCTTCGTCGCCCTGCTTTAAGCCGTTATGTAGATAAACAGTTGTACCACTAGGAAGCGTAAGCTCAAATAATTCTATAAGAGCGTCTCCAATTGTTTGCAACTGTACTGTTTGAATTAATTCACTCATGATTAAGGCTCGTAAACTCTTCTAAATCTAGTTGTTAATGTGTGTATATTTTCTTGAGGATAGTCAATATTGTATCCGTCCGAAACAACTTTAATTACCGTATCTCCGTCATAGTCAGTAACAGTAAAGTCAAAGTTTTTACCTGCTTTCACATCTAACCATTTTGCAAGTAAGTTTATACTTGATGCAGAACGATTTTTAAATTCTACATCAAACTCTTCATTTTTTGTATTAATACCATCAAGAACTCTTTGCTCATATCCGTCTCCAAATTTTGCTGTGAGTACTCTGTTAGTAATTGCTCGTCCCATTCCTCTGTCTACTGTATAAATTACAGACTGGGAAGGAACTCCAGGAGCTATGTCATCTTCTAAGATTTTAATTTCAAATTTTGCCATTATGATGTTCCGTATGGGTTAAGTATTCCACCTGCGCGTTTTTGATTTTGTAGCTCTTTTTGAACGGCTTGTGCAACTGCGGCTCCGAGGTCGCTTCCCTGTCCAGGAGTTACGGTACTTCTTCCTGCGCCACCGCCGCCAGAGCCCATATCAACATTTACACTTACGTTATTTGTATTTACTCCACCAGAGCCTTTCATATCTACAGGAATTGCATTCCCTTTTGGAAGAGGTACTACTGCTTCTTTTCCATGAAGCATTGCCATGTGTCCTGATTTTGGTCCTTTTGCAATACCTCCAGCAGCATATCCTTGAACTTTTTTACCGTTGTCCATAATACCACCGTTCTTGAATCCAAACAGGCTCATTATGCCGGCTCCGGCGCCTCCAAATAGACTACCTAAGCCTCCAAGTAAACTAGAGAATAGTCCAGAAAGTGCGCCTCCGTCTCCAAAAAGACCATTGAACATTCCTGAAAGAATTCCGTCTCCTCCAAATAGATTACCTAACATGCCTGTTATTCTTCCGCCTTCTCCAAATAAATTACTGAACATAGCTGTAATAGAGGAGAAGAAGCCGCCTTGCCCTTCACCTCCCATATCGTCTAATATGTCTCCTCCAAAACTATCTGAACTTTGTAAAAAGGTATCTCCTACAGAAGGGTCAAATCGTGCAGCACTTATTTGACCTTGCGTAAATCCTTCATCTTTTAGTACGTTTTCAAAACTTCCTAATCCTTGTATTCTTTTTAACTCGCTAGGAATAGGCGCGCCGGGAGTTTCTTCATTACAACAACATACTTTTACCTGTGCGCTGTTCAGTGCGGTCTGAATTGAAGTCTGCATTGTACTTGCGCCAGTTGTAATTGCAGTACCTACAGCTTGTGCCCCGCTAGTGTGTGCGGCAGTGATTGCTGCTGCCGGGTCATCTCTTAGCCCAAACATATCTAGGATAGGATTAACGATGAATTGCTGAGTTACTGCTTCTTGTATAGTTTGTATAAGTCCACGACCAACTTCTTTTAGTGCTTCATTTAAGTCCTTTACTTGTCCTGCCGCATAGTCAAATATAACATTAAATGCGTCATTCAGTGAAGAAGTGAACGCTTTTCCTGCAGACATAAGTACTTGATTCATAGGCTTTAACGCTTCTACTGCACGTTCTGCATCTCTTACTGCTTTTGCTAGGCCATACTCACTTGCTTCTTTAGTAGATTTTGCTAGATTTAAAGCGGCTTTTTCTGCATCATCATAGCTTGCTGCCATTAAATCTGTTGCAAGTTGCTCTGCCCTTGCTGCTTGTGCTAGTTTTGACGGGTCCTGCTCACTCTCTTCTCTTAGTCGAGCAGCTAGTAGAGTCATTTCATTTGCAGTTTGCTGTCTTTTTGCATCAAGAAGATCATATTCTAATCCGATCATGGCAACTTTATTATCATATTCTTTTTTAATGAAAGGAAGCCGTATGTTCAACTCTTGCTTAGCTAGGTCAAGGTTAGCTCGTGCTTGTATTCCTTCATTGTCTGCAAACGGATTATTTGCTGTACGATCAGCAATATTTTCATCCATTCTACTTTTTCGTAGCTGGCTTTGTATTTCTAATCGCTGCTTATCTATCTCAAAAGCTTTTTGAGATATTTCTAAAGCTAGTTTTTCTGCTCCAATTATGGATTGCGTATCTTGAAGTTTTATTTGGTTTCTTTTTGTTTCTAAGATTTTTTCTTCTAAAGTTTTTTTATACTCTATTTCTTCGTTCTGGAGTCCCAGTAGTGTTATCTCTTCGTCTAGTAGTTCTACTCTTCTTTGCTGAGCAGGAGTAAGTTCGCCTTTTTGAAGTTTTGTTATATCCTCCATCAGGATTCTACGCTCTTCTTCTTTTATAGCTTTTTGGTTTTCTAAAGTTAAAGACTTATTTTCTAACTGCTGTAACGCTCTTTGTGCGGCATCTTGTCCTTTAACACTAGTTGCTAATTTTTGCTGGAACTTTAGCGAGTCTATTTGTCCTTGATGCTTACTTTTATTTATGGTATCAATTATTGGTCTTTGCTGTTCAAGCAGCCTTTTTTCTACCATTAAGGGGTGGTCGGCTGGTAGCCCTTTCATGGTAATCATTTGCATTACAGGCTCTAATGCTCCTGTAAGAGGGTCTATTTCCATCTTTTGTTTTTGAATTATATTTCCAAACTCATCTTCTACATCTTCAAAAACAGGGCCCATTTGTTGGAAGGATGCTCCCTTTGCTTGTGTTGCAATATTTTTCAACCTGTCATCTATTTTTTGTAAGGAAGTTTCTGCTGAGTTTAAAGGAGCGAAAGAAGTTATAAAAGATTGAACAGAAGTTCTAGCGTCTTCTGCAATTCTGCTGCCTTCTTTTATTGCGTTGGCCATACCAATCGCGGAGTCTCTAGCTTTATTAAACTCTTCCTCTGTTCCTCCTTCTTCGAGAACTCTTCTAAATTCTGTAAAAGCTGCTTGAGTTACCCCAGTTTCTTTTTCAACTGCGTCCAGACTCTTGATCATATTATTAAAGAATTCTTGGGCATTTTTTTCATATTTAGTCAAAGCTTTTACAGGGTTTGCTGCTTCGACTTCTTCTATTCTTTCACGCTCTGATTTGCTATATACACGATGGCCTTCTTTGCCCAGCATAACGCCTTGATTTTTTTCATATACTGCTTTTCTTGCTTGGTTGGCTTTTTGATTTGCTAAATCTTGTCTTTGTGCAGATAAATATAGTTTATAATCTTCTGCGGCCTGTTTAAGGTTTCTTTGACCTATAGCGCTTCCTATATTTGAAAAAGATTCCATAGACATAGTGCCTTCTGCAAGAATTCGTTGTACTTCTGCAAAGGTTTTTAATTCTTCATTTAATTCAGCTAAGCTATCTCTATTCTTTTGATAAAGTTGTTCTGATGCACTAAGATTTTCGTTTCCAAAACCTACCACATCTTTTACCAACTGGTATAAAGTTACCGCAATACCCAGGTAGCCTAAAAAGCTTAATAGCTTGGTGCCGGCTGTTGCAACTGCTGCCCCCATACTTTTCACTGATGCGGCTACTCCTGCATAGAAGGCAACTGCTCTTGTTGCATATACTTTTGTCTTGGAAAGTTTTTTCTGTTCAGCAAGATTTACTTGCTCAAACGCAAATGTCATGTCACGAACCATTTGAATCGACATACCTTTAAAGATGCCTTTTACTACGATTCCGTGCTTATTATAATTCTTTTCTGCTGCTTGTAGTGCTTTTGATAAGTTGGCTTGATCTCTCTTTGTCATCACGCCTGCTTGAGCTCTTTGAAGTACGGGAGATGCTTGAACATTAGTTTTTGGAATACTAGCAACAGTGTTTTTAAATGCTGTTTTTAACTTTTCTTGGTCTAGTGTGGCTTTCTTGGCTTCTGCACTTACTGTTTCATAGTATGCTTGAGACTCTGCGGCAGACTTACGAGCACCTTTTGCAAGCTCTCCAAAATTTATACCCATAGCGGCCAAGGGGCCTTTTAAAAGAAGACCTAAAGAAGCAATAGCGAGAGAAGGAGTTTCTGTAAGAACTTTTGAGAAAGGACCTGCAATAACTGCGGCAGCATTTTGAACTTTCATTACTACATCGTCAAATGCTTTTCCGAGCTGATTGAATTGGTTTACACTACTTCCAGTTACTGCTAAAATTTTAGAGTATTTTTGCTCTGTCTGGCTTAGAACATCGTTTGCAACTGCTTGACTTCTTTCAAATGCTGTTAAATCGTTTGCACTTTTCCCTAAAGACGCTGCATACTTTTCCGTAGCATCTTTTAGCCTTAATACAATACCTAATTCGTCTAATAGTTCTGGCTCTGCTTTTGTGACACCGCGAACTAAACGATTGAAAGAATCAGTAACATCTCGACCTAATACAATTGAAACATCTTTTGCGGCAGTGCCTAGTTTTGTTAGCTGGTCTCTTGAAAGCCCCGAAGCTGTACCAATTGCAGCAGCTTGTGCAGCATCTCTAAAGGTAATTTGAGCTTCTGTTGCCTCTACTAAGTCATTTGTTAATCCTTTTAAAGCAACACCCGTAGCACTAGCATAAGCGGTCTGACCAGACTGCAATACTTGTAAGTCTCCTGCTCTTTTTAGAAACTGAAATGCTGCACTAACTGCAAATAGCTGAGCGGCAAGAGAGGCATAGACACCTACCAAACCTCCCATGCCTTGTATCATTTTTGCATTGTTTTTTGTATTATTTGCAGATTGTTGACCTACGCCTTTTAAGCCTCTTTGGTAGCGGTCTCCTGATTTGGTTGCTTTTTCTGTACTATTGTCAACACCGTCCAATGCTTTTTGCAGTTTCTTTGCAGAAACGGTAGCCTTTTGCATTTTGCCATTGACTTCAATGTCTATAGTAATTTTCTTTGCCATTAGCCACTAACATTATGGGTGAAACCTCTGCCACCGCCTGCTTTCGCCTTTGCTTTTCTTTCTTCTGCTTTTCGGCGTCTTTCTGCTTGCTCTGCTTTATACTCTACTAACTTACCTTCATAAAGTTTCATAAAGTACAGTATTGTTTTTGGGTTTTGTATTTCGTACAAATTTAAAAAGTACTCAACCCCGTTCCAGTGCTTTCCCATATATGTTCCACTCATGCCTTCCCAGTAGTCTGGAAGAAGGCTGAACATAAAAAATGCCACTTGAACTTCTTCGGGAAAATCCGAAAGCTCGAGCGGCATTTTGGTTGGATCTGGTTCTTGGTCTAGTTGCTCGCACAACAACAAATACTTATCTACGTCAAACTTACTATCTGCTTCACGTAAGTATCTGTCGAGCAGAGAAGATACCTTCTCTACTTGTTCCCAGTAAAATTTTCAAGTTCACCGACTGTTTCAGTAACCCAAGTATCAAATACAGTAGAATTTCTCATGAGAAGTTCTGCATTTTCTTGAGTAAACGGCAAGTTATCGTCTGGGTCTAGTTCTCCAATATCCACCAAAAGAAGCTCTTCTAGGTACCGATATTTCAAGCCTGACCAACTTTTAACAACTGCTTTTGTATATTCTACGATAAACTTATCTTCGTCAAGTACTTCTTCAGGCTGACGAGTTTTCTTATCAAACTTAGTAGTTACGCATTTTTTGCGTAATTTAAGTAGCTCTTCACGTGCTAAGTAGCAAAGGCTAATTTTCATATCTGAATAGCCTGGAAAATCCAAACTTACAGTTTTGCTAGGAGTCATAAGACTCGCTAAAGAAACAGGGGTATCGCTCATTTGTAATCCTTTTAGAAAGTAAATTTATATTTTGTAATTATAGTGGAGGGGAGATAAAATGTCAAGACTTATTTTTGAGAGGAGTATGAAAAAAGGGGCCGAAGCCCCTTGAAGTTTAATATTTTTTAATTATTATGCAGCACCACCGCCTTGGTATGTAATTGTGAGCTCATCCGCATCATCAATTGTTGAAGGTAATGCGTGGAAGGTAGTCTCCAATGCAATTACATCTTCAATCTGATGAACTGGAATCTCCAAGTGGCATCGTGGCATATTCACATCTACTCGAGGAGTAGTTGCTGTACCGCCGATACCAAAATCTAATTCAAATTCATTAGTAATTACAGTAGTCGCAGTTGCTAAATCTTCAAATAGTTGAGTGCTTTCATTTGTTCCTGTACCTAGATAACAAGTAAAATTACCTGTTACAGACCGAGTTCCAGTTACGTGTTCGAGAGGCTGGTTTACAATACCTAGCACTTCAGGAGTTAGATAAGTAATATTGTTTGTAATTGTAATATTACCACCAGTAAGTGTAATTTTATATGCACTCTCGCTAAATTGGTTTCCGTAGGTTTTACTGCCCATTCGCGAAGAGACAGAAAGTGAAGTGAGTCGATTACGAATAAAGTTCGCAGTCGAAGTTATATCTCTATTTACAATATCTCCTGTATTAAATGACGCTTCGTCCGTAATTAGTTTACCAAATCCTGACCAATTAATTGTACTAATACCATCTACGTCAAAATCTATAGAAGCTTCGTTTACCACGCAACTCTGGATTTTGTAAATCGTTATTTCTGCGCTACTTGTAAAGCTAGCTGAAGCTGCGCCCGGCTCCGTTTCATTTGCTCCCATAACAAAGTAAAGATCAAATGTTTCAAGATTTGAGCGATTGCCTTGAGCAGGAGTAACAGCAAAAACACCCGAGGATGACGTGCCAGTAATCGCTGAAGAGCTGTATGCAGAACCTGTCCACTCAGCACTGCCTGAACCTGTCATCATTGCAGCCCAAAGAACGTCCTCTACGGGGTATTTACCTGCCGTGGGACGCATATATGTAGCAAAAGACCACTCTGCAGGAGCAAGAGAGTCATTAAATAATTGACGTGCACGACGGCTGGTACCGTCTGATGACTCCATCTCATTTAGAGTAATTTCAGAAGCATTTGTTGCTTGAGAGAAAGAAAAACCGTCCAATACAGGAATCTCCCAAACACTTCCGCTAAAATCGAGATATACTTTCGTATCTCTGCTAAATTGTAATGCCATAGTTTATCTCCTATGTAACGGAAAGGAGCTGGGCGTGAATCCTTTGATTCTTGC